AAAGACGCCAACGGCAACAGCTTGATCCGCGACGCCAACGGCGGCATCAAAGCAGCGGACTCGGCCACCGGCAACCTGGTTGACGCCAAACTGCCGGAAGGTTTTGACCCGGCTAAATACGGGGCCACCGAGATCCCCGACGCGCCGGGCTACTTCTCCCTTCGGCAGAACCCGACAGGAAAGCGCACCGAGGAAGTCTCCGGCGCTTACAAACAGGTTGATCCTGACACCGGCGTCGAGTCCTACTACACCCCAGTAGCGGGCAGCGCGGACGGCGGGCCAGGGCGCAAGACGCTGGAGGGCCAGGGCTGGCAAGTGAAGCGCGAAAATCCTGGCCAACGGACGATGGACACCCAAGACCCAAGCACCTACGACCTGACCCGCGAAGTCCCTGAGTACCTGGACCGGCCTGATCCGTTCACCGAGCAGTTCAAGCAAAAGGCACCCAGCTACACCAAGGCGATGGCCGCAGCGGCGAGCCGCCCGTCCTACGCCCAGCAAGAGGCTGGCCTGATCGGCGAGGTCATGAAAGGCCGGGGAGTTCGATAAATGCGTGCATACACCATGTCGATCGCGGTGGAAAGCGTACAAACAAAAAGTGTTGCACACACACCACACTTTGATCTACAATTTCTTCGGACGAACTGCGTCCAAAATTTCCAAAGCCAGCCTCCGAGCTGGCTTTTCTGTAAATGATCAACTACTCCTCCGACACCTGGCACCAGCTTCGCAGATGGACCGAAAGCCAACTGCAACTTGCCAGGCAGAAGAACGATGCCGTCGGACTCTCCGACATTGAGACGGCAGCGTTGAGGGGTGAGATCCGAACACTGAAAAGAATTCTCGACTTGCCCAATGCGGCAACTCGGGGTGTAGCGGCCGAGCCGGATTCCTGATCCCGCTTGGCCTTGTAAGTGGGCCGCCGAAAGGCGGCTTTGTTTTTGGAGAGCAAAAAGTGGACGAAAACCAACTGTCTTCGGAAGAAGCACAAAACCTTTGGGACCAAGAGGCCGCAAAGTTGACTGCCAGCGATGACCCGCTCGCGGACAACTCCTTGGCCACTGCGCCGGAAACGCCGCAGATTGAAGCCCAAGACGATCTTGAGTTGCAAAACCCAGATCCGCAAAAACCGGAGCAAGAGGAAGACCCTTATGCCGGACTGTCTCCCGCGATCCGCGCCCAACTGGCACGAATCGACGAGCTGGCCCAGGCAAATGCTCAACTGCTGCACCACGTAAAGACGACCGAGGGTCGCGTGGCAGCGATGCAACGAGAAGCTCAGCAGGCCCGTCAAGCAGCAACGCAAGTTGCACCGCAAGACGCGCCAACGCAAGTAGCCATCGTCAGCGCCGCCAAGAACCCTGAGAAGTGGGAGCAGCTCAAGCAAGATTTCCCTGAGTGGGCTGGCGCGATGGAGGAATACGTCGCATCGAAAGTGGGCGGAGCGCAAGCGCAGAACGGACTGACACCCGAACAGGTGTCCAACTACGTTCAGCAGCAAGCACTTCAAACCCGCGCAGAGATGGGACGCCTCCTAGAAGAAGCACGCATCGAAGGCAAGTACGAAGACTGGCGCGACACGATCAACACGACCGAGTTTGCGCAATGGTTCACCGTGCAAAACCCTGAGACGCAGGCTTTGGCCAACAGCACAGCTGCGAAAGACGCCATCAAGATGCTGGACTTGTTCAGCGCCGCGAAGACCGTCTCAGCATCGGAGATCAAGCAAGAGCGCGGAGCACGACTCGCTGCAGCCGCGACAACTCGACCTGGGGTGACACCGCCGCGTAAAACGCTTGGCGATATGACACCTTCAGAACTGTGGAACTACGAAGCCAAGAAACGCGAGCGCGAGCTTGCGGAACGCGGCTACTGACCAAACCTTCAACTTTCAAGGAAGACTTAAATGTCCATTCAAAATTACGGCACCGTAGCATCGCGAAACCTTATCCGCGCTGCCCAAGGCATGCTGGAACACGCCCAGCCCATCACCGTTCTCGGTGACTTCGGTACTCAACGCGAGATGCCCCAGAACTCGACAGACACCCTGGTGTTCCGTCGTACTCTGCCTTTCGGCGCATCTGCCACCGGTACTACCATCGAAGGCTCTACCCGCTACCAGGGCACTCCTGACATCACCGCTTCCAACTTCGTGTTGGCCGAAGGTGTGACACCCAACGCGAACACCATCTCCTTCCAGGACGTGTCGGTTCAGTTGCAGCAATACGGCGTGCTGTTCAAGTACAGCTCCAAAGTCGAACAGCTGTACGAAGACGACATCCCCGGCGAGATGGTCAAGCTGACTGGCGAGACCCTGGCCGAAGTGATGGAAATGGTCCGTTACGGCGTGTTGAAAGCTGGCTCCACTGTGATCTACACGAACGGCTCCAGCCGCTCCGCTGTGAACACAGCCATCAGCTTGGGCTCGATCCGTAAAGCAGCTCGCACGTTGGAATCCAACCGTGCCCGCCGCGTGACCAGCCGCTTGGCTCCTGGCGTGAACTTCGGCACCCGTGCCGTGCAGCCCGCCTACGTGGTGTTCTGCCACACTGACGCCGTGTCTGACGTGCGTAACCTGCCAGGCTTCACCCGCGTGGAAGAGTACGGCTCGTTCAAGCCAATCCATGACCGCGAAATCGGTGCTTGCGAAGACTTCCGCTTCATCAGCTCGCCGCTGTTGAAGTCCTTCGCTGGTGCTGGCGCTTCTGTCGGTTCTTCCGGCATGCTGTCGGTCGCTGGCTCCAACGTGGACGTGTACCCCTTCATCGTTATCGGTGAAGACTGCTGGGGCCAAGTTGCCCTCAAAGGCATGTCCGCCATCAAGCCTGTGGTGTTGAAAGCATCGCAGACCAACCACGCCAACCCATTGGGCCAATTCGGCTACGTGGGCGCTTCGACATGGTTCGCCACTGTGCGTCTGAACGACGCCTTCATGGCCCGCATCGAAGCCGGTGTGACCGCTCTGTAATGACCAGGGGCCAAGGCAACTTGGCCCCGTCTAACAAAAGGAAAACACCATGACTGAATCAGTCAAGCTCCGCATGGCACCCATCTCTGATGGCCTGACCAAAAAAGAACTGCAAGCGCTCGTCTCTGAGCTGGTCAATGGCTTGCAAGCCATCATGGCCAAACTTGACGCGGACGGCGGTGTCACAGACACCGACTACGCCGCAACTTTCGCAACCTACATCGTCGACTAAGGAGTCACAACATGTCCTACAACATCGAACAATCGAACAGCGGTTACCTGTCGCTGACCGCCGCTGGCTTGGCCGAAGGCACAAACGCCAACACCTTCAAGACTACAAACACTTTGGCTTTCACAAGCAACGGTGTTTTCAAGTCCAAGGCCGCCACCGATAACCTGACGTTCAACACCGGTACAGCTCTGGGCAACTCCCAGGCTTGCCTGTTTGGCGTTTGGATCACTGCCACCGGCACCGTGTCGACCACTCAAGGTCCTATCGTTGCCGCTGGCGACCCATGCCCAGTGCCTAGCCAGGTTACCGCCGGTACAACTTTGGTCGGTTTGATCAAAGTGACCACCAGCTCTGCCGCCACGTTCACGCCCGGTAGTACCGACCTGTCCGCCTCCGGCGTGACCGGCACCTACTTTGACTGCATGGACATGCCTGGCTCGGCTCAGTAAGTTGCCATCCTCTTCATTGAGGCTTTTAGCTGAGGGGCTTCGGCCCCTCAGTTTTTTGGCAACACCCCTTTTGTAAAACCCCCTGGAGAATGAAGATGGCAAAAAACGATAAAACAATCGCAGGTATGGAAATTGTTGACGACTCAGAAATCGTCATTCCGGTTTCGCAAGAAGTCGACTTCCGCACTCTGGCGTCCGACGAAGCGTTCATGCACGAAATGGTCGAGGTGATGGTCCACTCCAGCACCGACGAAAACCAAGCGCCCAACGTGATCGTCAACTGCAACGGCACCAACCAAGTGATCATGCGCGGCGTGCCCACTACGATCCGCCGCAAGTACCTTGAGATCTTGGCTCGCATGAAAGAAACCAAGTACAGCCAGGTCACGCGCAATCCGGCTGCCCCTGACCAGATCGACATGATCGCTCGCCACGGCTTGGCTTATCCGTTTGAGTTGATCCACGACAGCAACCCACGCGGTCGTGCATGGTTGCAAAACGTGTTGGCTGAACCCGCATAAATCGGAGCTGCCCAGTGAACTTTCTTCAACTGATCAATCGCACACGGGTGGAGTGCGGCGTCTCCGGCGCAAGCACACCCCTGACCAGCGTGGACAACCTGACCGGCGAATCTGCGCGAATCGCCTCTTGGGTCAACACCGCATGGGTCGATCTTCAGACGCTGAAAGAAGACTGGCAGTGGATGCGCGAAGGGTTTCAGTTCAACACTGTGACCCAGCAGCAACTCTATACCCCCGCCGAAACCGGCGTGGGGGCTACGTTTGGCAACTGGAAGCGTGACAGCTTTCGAGTCTCGTCTGTTGGCCAACAGTACAAAGACGAGCAGCTCGCGAACTACATGGACTGGACGACGTTCAGAAACCTGTACATCTACGCCAACATGCGTTACACGTATGCCCGGCCTGTCGTGGTGTCTATCAACCCCGACAAGAGCCTGGCTTTCGGTTCAGTGCCTGACCAGCCCTACGTCATCGTGGGCGAATACTACGTCATGCCGACCGAATTCGCCGCGGCAACAGACGCCCCGCCTGCCACATTCCCCGACCGCTTTCACATGCTGATCGTCTACCGCGCCATGATGTTCTATGGCGGTTACGAATCTGCGGCCGAGGTCTACCAGCGCGGCGAGCTGGAGCACAAGCGGTTAATGAGCCGACTGGCCATTGACCAATTGCCCACCATGATCAGCGGCGCACCGCTGGCCTAAGCCGATGCCGCTGACCACGCCTCCCGTCAAGTACGACCTTATCCGCCTGCAAGGCGGTGTCGACCAGGTCACCCCTACACTTTCGCTGCCGCCTGGTTTTGCCCGGCGTGCGGCCAACTTCGAGTGCTCCGTCACTGGCGGCTACACCCGCATTGCCGGGTACGAGCGCTACGACGGCCACGCGAGCCCCTCGGCCGCGCTGTACGCAATTTTTAACTGCACGCTGACCAGTCCGGTCAGCGTTGGTAACACCATCGTTGGCCAATCTTCTGCGGCCACCGGCAAAGTGATCGCGGTCAACGGCTCTCAAATTGTCATCACCCGCGAGGTCGGCATTTTCGTGAACGGCGAAGGCCTGACCGTGGGCTCGACGGTTGTTGGCACCCTTGACTTGATCCAGGGCGTTGACCCCGACGGTTTGCAAGACGCGGTCTACCGCAACCTGGCCGCCGACGAGTACCGGTCCAGCATTTCGGCTGTGCCCGGCGCAGGCAAGATCCTGGGCGTCTCCATGTTCAATGGCATCGTCTACGCCTGGCGCAACAACGTCGGCAACACTGCCGCCGTGATGTACAAGTCGACCAGCTCAGGATGGACTGCGGTCAGCCTTGGCAAGATTATGTCGTTCAACTCGGGCATTGCCGAAGTCTTTGCTGGCGAGACGATCACCGGGCAAACCAGCGGCGCAACAGCTTTGGTTGTCAGAACGGTTTTGGAAAGCGGCACTTGGGCGGCCAGTACAGCAGCTGGCAAATTTATTGTCTCTACCACCACCGGCACCTTTATTGCGGGTGAAAACATCCGAATCGGCGCAACGGTTCATGCGCATGCGGCTTCGGCGGTTACTGCCATCACACTGGCCCCCGGCGGCCGCTACGACACCACCATCGCCAACTTTGGCGGCGGCACTGCCAATTACCGGCTGTACGGCGTGGACGGGGTCAACAAGGCCTTTGAGTTTGACGGCACGATCTTTGTGCCCATCTCAACCGGCATGGCCGTGGACACACCAAACCGAATAGCCGTTCACAAACAACATTTGTTTTTGAGCTTTGGCGCGTCACTGCAATTCTCCGCGCTGGGCGACCCCTACCAATGGGCCCCGCTGCTGGGCGCTGGCGAGATCGCCATGAACGGGCCCATCACCAACCTGATTGCGTTGCCAGGTAACCAATCCAGTGGCGCGTTGGCTGTGTACACCCGACACGACACCTCGGTGTTGTACGGCACCAGCTCTGACAACTTCCAGCTGTCTACTTTCAACACCGGCACCGGCGCGATTGCTTACACCGCGCAGAACATGGACCAGTCCTATGTGCTGGATGACCGGGGCGTGATCAGCTTGGGCACTTCGCTGAACTTCGGCAACTTCTTGCCCGCAGCACTGACCATGACCCTGCGCCCGTACTTGCAGCCGCGGATCAACACCGCCACAGCCAGCACGCTGAGCCGCGAAAAAGGCCAGTACCGGGTGTTCTTTGCGGATGGCTCGGCCATCTACATGACGGTGATCAACGGCAAGCTGTTGGGCACTATGCCCGTCGAGTTTTTGGACCCGGTTACCTGCGCCGTCGAGGGCGAGACAACAAGCGGCATGCCCGTGGCGTTCTTTGGCTCAACAAACGGCTTTGTTTACCAGCTCGATGCTGGCACCAGTTTCGACGGCGACGCCATCGCGGCCAACATCAACTTGGTCTACAACAGCACCGGGTCGTCGCGGATCTTGAAGCGGTATCGCCACGCAAGCGTGGAGATGTCCGGCGAATACTATGCTGAGATCCAGTTCGGCTACGACCTGGGTTACCGGACACCGTTCTTGTCTCAGTCACTGGACCAATCCCACTCTGTTGACCTTCGGTCGACCTACTGGGACAGTATGACCTGGGACAACTTCATCTGGGACGGCTCTGACGTTTCGCCCTCCGAGATCGACGTGACAGGCACGGCTGAGAACATGGCTGTTCGCATCTCTTCGACGTCCGATCTCTTCCAACCTTTTACAGTGAACAGTGTCATTGTTCACTACACTCCCAGGCGAGGACTCCGATGAGCAACAGCTACTACAACCACTCCATCTACCCAACGCCCAACTCGCCCGGCTCGTCGGCCGCGATGCGCAACGAGTTGGAAGCCATCACTGACGGCTTTAACTTGCTGCCCACGCTGACCGGCAACGGCTACAAGGTGGCCATGGTCAACAGCGCTGGCACGGCTTTGGTTGCCTCGTCTGCGCTGCAAGCGCTGGCCATTACGGGCAGCACCATTGACAGCACACCTATCGGCGCGACAACCCGCGCAGCTGGTAACTTCACAACTCTGTCGGCAAACGGCGCGGCGGCGCTTGGCACCAACGTGACCATTGGTGGCGGCGCAATTGACAACACCCCCATTGGTGGAACAACGGCGTCGAGCGGCGCGTTTACGACAGTCTCCGCCAGCTCCGGGTTTACCGGCAACCTGACCGGCAATTCGGCAGGCACGCACACCGGCGCGGTCATTGGCAACGTGACGGGCAACGTGACGGGCAACGTGACCGCCAGCAGCGGCACGTCGACGTTCAACAACATCACGGTCAACGGCAACCTGGACATGGACGCCGGAAGCTCGGCAACCATCATCAACCTGTCCACCCCGGTCAACGCAGGCGACGCAGCCAACAAGGGCTACGTTGACACCCAAGACGCGCTGCGCCTGGCTTTGGCTGGCGGCACGATGTCCGGCGCGATTGCGATGGGCACCAACAAGATCACTGGGGTCGGCACTCCGACCGCCGATGCCGACGCGGCCACCAAGGCCTATGTAGACTCTGTGGCCCAAGGCCTGGATGTCAAAGGCAGCGTGCGCGTGGCCACCACCGGCGACATCGCGCTGTCCGGCACGCAAACCATTGACGGCGTGGCCCTGAGCGCCGGTGACCGGGTGCTGGTCAAGAACCAAGGCACCAGCCCGGCCAACGGCGTGTACGTAGTTGCCGCAGGCGCTTGGGCACGGTCCACTGACATGGACGTGTGGGCTGAGTTCCCAGGCGCGTTCGTCTTCGTGGAAGAGGGCAGCGTCAACGACAACAGCGGTTGGGTTTGCACGGTCCCGCAAACCGGCACCTTGGGTGTGACTGCGGTCACTTTCGAGCAATTCTCCGGTGCTGGCCAGATCACGGCTGGCGCTGGTATGACAAAGACGGGCAACACCCTCAACGTCGCCACGGCATCCAGCTCGCGCATCGTGGTCAACACCGACGACATTGACCTGGCCACCACCGGCGTCACTGCCTCGACCTACGCTGGCTTGGCCATCGACACCTACGGCCGGGTGACCTCGGCCACGACGCTGACCACCTTGTCTGGCTACGGCATCAACGACGCCTATACCAAAACTGAGATAAACACCACGGTGTCGGGCCTGCTGGCCAAGACAGGTGGCACGATGTCCGGCGCAATTGCGATGGGCACCAACAAGATCACCGGCCTCGGCGATCCGACCAACGCTCAAGACGCAGCCACCAAAAATTACATCGACACCATTTTCGGCAGCACAGCCAGCGCGGCCGCTTCTGCCGCGGCTGCTTCGCTCAGCGAGATCGCCGCTGGCAACAGCGCCACAGCAGCCTCTGGCAGCGCCACAGCAGCCTCTGGCAGCGCCACTGCTGCCCTGGGTTACCTGAACACGTTCAAGGGCCAGTACTACGGTGCCTTGGCGTCAGACCCCTCGGTTGACCCCCTGGGCAATCCCGTGAGCCTGGGTGACCTGTACTTCAACACCTCCGTGTCCAACATGAAGGTCTACACGTCCACCGGCTGGCTGCTGGCTTACATCCCGGCCTCGGGCTACCTGGCTTTGGCTGGCGGCACCATGACTGGCGACATCACGTTTGCCGTCTCTCAGACATTCCCCGGCGTGCTGACCACGACGGCTGCGGCCGCGACCTACCAGACCCTGGCCGGTATGTCGGCTTATCTGACCGGCGTAGACGCCGCGTCGACCTATCAGCCTTTGTCCGGCATGTCGGCTTACGCGCCCTTGGCAAATCCAGGGTTCACCGGAACCCTCAAACTCAACGGCGCGTCTTCGGGCTTTGTTGGCTTGAAAGGTGCGGCCGATTCTGGATCTACGACTTTCACATTGCCAGTTGCCGACGG